CATATACCTTTATCGATCAACTCTAATGCTTTCTTCTTCATTATATGAGCCCTCAATCCTTTTGTAATCACTTTATTTGTCGCCGGATTTAACCAATCCTTTAAAAATAAAACTTCCATTACCTTTCACGTTTTAATCTAATACTAAAATCCAATGACTTCCAAAATATTTCTAATTCTGCATTGTAATCTCCATCTCCTTCGCCTACAAATCTAATCCTTTGAATTTGTTGCCCCTCAACGGTTCCTGTATAAAAATCCAATGAACTTCTAACCGCATTAGCAAGTGATGTATTTTCATCGTATTGAGTTGAATAGCAATCTATTTGAAAGCTAATTACATCTAATCCGCTAACTCCATCCTTACTTAAACTCACATCTGTATTCGTGATTGTATAAATCACAAAGGGAAATGTAGTATTTTGTGGAGCAGTAATTGGATAAATTCTATAATGTGCGAGATTATATACGCCACTATCATTAGAAAGCAGATTATAAATAACTTTACCCAATTCATTATTTGTTGCCATTATTTTATCTTCCCTTTTGCTATTTTTTCCAATCTTTTTTCAACTCCACGTTGAACCAATGCAAACACTATTCCTTGTGTTTGTCTTAAAGCTGCCCCGGTTACCTTATCTCCAAATGCTCTTGCACTTCCATATATCATATGCGCGTACCATCCATTGTTTCTTTTTTCATTTGGATTTGGTATCGAAGTTTTTCTGTTTAGTAAATTACCTATAATCGCAACTGGTCCTTTTATTTTTGTTTTAACTTCTGAAATTATTTGAATCGAATATTTTAGGTTTCCAATTCCGTATTTACCACTTACTCGACCATAGCCTTTTCCAGCTCGTTTTTTGCCGTTTATTTTTGGTGTCTTATATGTATATAAAACATTGCTTTTAAGTTTCTTTGGAGAAAATTGTCTTTCAATCGTATTATCTCTATTTCTTGGATTAGCTACTGGTGTTAATTGCCTTGCTCGTTCTTTAACCACAATGGCAGCCGGATTTAATATGTTTCTTATTTCTTTAACGTCTTGAATATCTTTAATCAAACGATTAACGTCCTTATTGAATGCAATTATATCGCCTTGACTCAAATGGACCATCAGTTCCTCGTTTTTGCTTCAAGAATCATAAATTGCTTTTCCTGTTCTGGCAATATCCTTTCAATATCATATACCTTTGAATTGAAGCTAATCCGCATCTTTTCGTTCAAATCTGTACGGTATCGAACCGTAAATTCCACGTTACCAATCGCGGTTTCCCTCGCAACCATTTCTTTTTCGTCCGTACCGACTCGTTTATAATCGACCGCTGCCCAAACCGTAGCAAAGGTTGACCAAGATTTGTTTACTTGACCAGAAGCGGAACGAGTTTCGGTTACGGATTCGATAACAATCCGTTCATTCATTCTTCCTAAAACCTCGTTCTTCTTCCAAATCATATTCCTACAAATAAGTTGTAATTCAATCTATCCAATAACGATTGCGAAGCGGAGTATTTCTCCTTTGCGTAATCGCTTCGGTTATGGTACATATCGGATAAAACTAATCTAATTGCTTGTCGTATCGCAGCTGGAACGTCAGAAGCTGCATCTCCGTATCCAACAACGTATGTAACCGTAAGCGAATTGATTTCGGCTAAAATATCTGGAAATACTTCTCCGTAAGCTGGTGTAATTCGAGCAGCTTTACGATGAAGGTCAACCTTGTATAAGGAACTACTCCAAGTTTGTTCCACTTCCGATGTATCGGTGTAAACGATTGATGTAACAGATTGAACCGGATGCGAAGTTAAATACAAGGTTGGAAACAAATCTGTTATTTTCGCTTTAGGAACTTTGTCAAAAACTTCCGAAACAGTTTGAGTAATGAATTTTTGACCCAGGTATTCTTCGCAATAATTCGTAGCAGCCACAATAAGGTCATCAATAAGCGTATCATCAGCGGAAGTGTCTAGTTTTAAATAGTTCTTTGCCTCACTTGTATTGAGCATTGGTGTAGATGGACCTGATGTTACCTTATAATATCCCATTACTTGGTTTTACGAGTTGTTCGTTTTTTTGCTTGTGTAGTTGCGGATTCGGCTTCGCTTGATGTTTTGGTTTCAACCTTTTTTGTGGGCGCATCAACCAAAACTGCGTAGCCTTCTTTTATTAATTTATCTGCAATTTCCTTATGAACAAGTCCAGAATGACCCGCATTGTAAGCCATTCTGAACCTGCCAGTAGGAGATTTGATAAATTTAACTCTTATCAAATCTGCCATATTAATAAGGTTTTTTCAAAGTGATTCTATGTGTATAAACCGCAGATTGAGTTCCAGTTCCGGTGATTATAATCCTTTGTCTTACACCGTAAACATCTCCAAACATATCGGTAATTTCTCCGTCTGCATCAACCGTATCAGTTGCTATTGTGTACCACTCATCTCCACTTAATGCGTTTGATTCCTGAACACTTAAGGTTAAATCAATAGTACCCGATTCTTGAACACCTTTAACCGTGTGATTGTACTTCCAAAAAGAATACAAATACGGACTAATTGTGATAGTATCCGCTTCGGTATCGGTAATGGTATCGGAAGCGGTTGTTCTATAAATCTCATATCCGGCATCAAACTCGGAGTTCCTTGCAGCCGTGAAGATTAAGGATGCAGCCAAAATGACTGCACCACCTACTAACATAAATTTATTCATTTTATTTTCCATTTTGGATTATTAAAATTATATTCCTTGAACTACGGAAGCATCTTGCATAGACGAGAAAGAAGCAGCGTGTCTAACCGCAATATCCCACCAAGAATTAACTACCAATGTAACCAAGGCATTTTTTGCGCTTGTGTAAGGATCAACTACCAAGTCAATTCCTGCCCATTGTCCAATTATTAATTCAGACCAATTACCGAATATAATCGCGTGAAGGCTTGATCCGTTACCTTTTGTAAGGTCAGAAGGAACTAATGTAGAAACTCTCGCTCTGTATCCATTTAATTGTCCTTCTCCAGCAACCGCGCCATCAACAAAAATGAATTGAGCTGTATTGTTAGCCTTTTCAGCCGTTTTCAAATAACCCCTTACACCTGGAGTAGTCAAATATGCCAAGTTACCAAAATCAGCATTTGCAGAAGCTACATCTGTTTCCAATTCGATTATGTTTGCGAAAGTTGGATTTGCGCCATCAGTTCCTCCCGCAACATCTCCAATTCCGCTTGTGTTAAGGATACCAGTTGGTTGGTTGCTTGAGCCAGAACCATTAATCGCAGCAGTATCTAAAGCATTAGCGATTGCAACACTCAAACGGTTTCTTACCATATTTTCCACATCGATGGTAGATTGAACCATTAATTGCTTACTAATATCGGTGAATGCCCCGAGTCGGTTAGGGGACATTTGTATCCTGTCGAAGGTGGGGGACGTTTCTTGATTGGCGTCCGTTTCTCCTTCCCATTGAGCTGAAGCAGCAGCATCGTTTCTTGGGAAATCAATGTTTGAAGTCAAACCTGTTAAGTAAGTAGCACCTAAAGATTCAGTTACCAATCTTGGATCAAGGAATGGAATCAAATCACCAACTTCAGTTTGAATGGTAAATCCACCTTGAGTTGTTGTACCCGCAGTCATATCTCTTTTAGTACCAGGAGTTCTCATCAACATTTTAGGAACTGTCAAGTTTCCACTTGGAGAAACACCAGCTTGTCTTGCCTCGTGAACACCTTCTTGGTGCATTTCAGCTGCAACTCCTTCCAATCTTCCTCTTTCCACTAATTGAGTAATCGCTCCATCCTTACCGGTCAATCTAAACTCGGTAGAAACCTTTTCTTCTTCGGTCTTTTTGCTAACGTTTCTTCTTGCGTCCTCATTAGCCTTTCTTTTGGCTTCTTCGTTAGCTTTTCTAACTTCTTCAGCTTCGATAAACGCTTCTCTTTCGATAGATTTGTTTAAGTCTTCCGCTCTTTTGCTCAATTCGTCCCACTTGTTAGACATTTCTTCGGTGAAATCATTTCCACCAGCAGAACGGTGAAGTGCTGTCATCTGGTCCAACACTTCAGCTCTTTTCTGCCTCAATTCATCAGATTTTTTCATACTAATTTTTATTTAGTTTTAACAAATATAATTCACGTTGCTTAATAGCATCCGTGTTGGAATTATCTTCCTTTTTATTATTCTTATTTAATATCTCTTTTGCTCGTGCCATTACCGAAGTTGCTTCGTAAGCTGGAAACGTAACCGGTGCAACATCGTATAATCGCTTAATTTTCTTAATGGTTCTATAAACGTTACCATCCTCCATTCTAAACTCATCATCTTCGATTGTGAACGCGAATGAAGATTGACTTATATCGCCACGTTTAATGGATTCGTACATATCTCGTCCTAACTGCGTATCTGGTAAATCGACTTCGTATGCTAAACCTTTTTCGTCTTTCATTAATCTCAATGTTCCGGATACGGTTCTGCCTAAAACGTAATTCTGGTCGTGATTGAATAATGCGCGAACATCACTCATATCCGTTTCATCGAATGCACTAGAATCTATTTGCTCAATAAAACCACCTAAATCACCCGAAGGAGAATTAAATGTAGCTGCGTATCCGCGTACGGTTCGTTTGGATTCATCTTCGTACATTGCGCGTAAATCTAATCCAAATGTTCTTATTTCTTTTTCCATTTTAATTTCTCTTTCTGATTCTGGTAAATTCTTTATCTTCCTTTCCGCCCAATCTCGCATCGCATCTCCGCCCCAAGCGTCATACATTATTGATCCGCATATTTCATTTCCATCTTCATCCGTGTACTTTCCTTGGTCATAAGTTTTTGCTCTTGATAGAAAACTAAAGGTCCTTTTGATTGTGTCAACCGATAGTTTTTCTTTCCTTGAAATTTGTCCGGCTCGTGTCCAGCCTATGGTAGTTCCGCAATCCGAACCGTTTTCTTCCTTATGCTTAATCGCTCTTTTAGCGTTATTTACTGCAGCTTCTGGATAATCGTTGTACGGCATAATTACGGATTTACATTTTCCTTTGAGTTAGATGCCAATGGCATTCCGTATTCATCTCCACCTTCGTATCCGTTCAATCCTTCCTTCTTCCTTATCTCGTTCGGATTCAAGGCGCGAATGTTATACATCGTTTGATATAATCTCGCTCTCGAATCTGTATCTCCTTGCAATAATCCATCCAAATCAAATTTGACAAATGTTTTGCCCCATTGCTCACGTGGGAATAACTTGGAATTAAATTCGGATTCAATTCTCTTGGTCCAGCTCCTTAATGTGTACTGGACAAAGATTCGATTTAGTAATTCGGCATTGTTAAAGGTTTCGGATTGACCAAGTAAGGTAACTGGAACACCAGTAATATTGCTTATGTCCGTGATGGTAAGCCTTCTTCCTTCTATGTCGTTTGCATCAACCCCTTTTCCTGTCGTTCTATATTTAACTCCATTACTCAATAATGCCGTTTTACCACTATTATCAGGACCTTGGTAGTTACGATTCCAAGATTCTTGAATTATATCGCGTTGTTCCTTTGATAGTGCTTGATCCGTTTCCAACACACCTCCAATTTGCGCTCCATTACCATAGAAATTTGCACCGTGTTGGATTTCAGCTATTCCTCTTCCAAGCGTATCTTGTTGGTAATCTATTACGGATTTGCCAAGTATTCCATCTTCAGAGTACATTCGTAAATGAATAATCTCCGAAGCTGGAACGGACGCGCCGTGTTCGTGGATGTAATAAAAATATTCTCCTTCAACCTTGAATTGTTCCCATTCTTCCGTAATTAGGTGTAATCTATCAATATTTCCGGAAGAATCGGTCATTATATGGATTAGCGCGTTTCCACCTTTGTAGTTGGATGATCCGGTAAACATCTGACGCACCAATGTTTCCATATAGGTGAATTTATCTCTTGTCGGCTCTGGTCTAAAATTAATTAATGGATATAACGGATGGTTAACTGCTTCGGTTATGTTACCTTCTTCATCTTTAGTGTAAACCGAAAACGGTAATGCTGCGATTTGTTCGGATAGAATTGTTACCGCTCGGAAATAAGCTGGAATTGCTTGTGATGTTTTCCAATTAACTGAAACCTTTGCTCGTGAAGCCGAGAATAACACGGTTTGCCAAGTTGACCAGTCCTTTGCCGGTCCAATCTTGGAGTAAATGGCTGCTCTTGCCGTTTGGAACGGCTTTATTACACGTTGGATTAATCCCATACGCAAATATTTGCGATTTTTATTGGTATAAACCAAAAAATAATTAACAAAGTGTTGTTTTTTGTTAATTATTTGTATATTGTACTATCATTAATTAAAAATCAATAAAAATGAACAATTACAAAGACCTTTTCTCAATTTATGGTGAGTTCGATGGCAAATTTTACCTTGAAACGTACAAGGACCACAAAGCAGCCTATTCAAGATATAGCGAATTATCTTGGAAGATGTTGCAACGAGCTACAAAACAATGGAAGAAGAATCCGGATTTGATTCCGCAATACTACGAAACGAGTAGAGATGGATTCAGTAAATCAAGTCATTGTCGAATTGGAAACATATATATTGACAGAATACCAGAAGAACACGAAATAAATTAGTATATTGTCGCATCAAAGTTGGTCTAGTTACGGTTTTTATTACGTTGCCGCTCATTTTTTGGGCGGCTTTTTTTATTTTAATTTACCTCGTAACCATTTTGACTTCATTACGCGAAAAGTACCGTAATTTTTGTATTTGTTGACCCCTTTTTGTGCGAAATACCATTGTTCCGTAGCAATATACGCTTGATGGTAACTCATTTTGGTATCGACTATTGAAAAGAAGTAGTCAAAATACTCTTGATTGCTCATTTTTTATGATTATATGAAAGAAATCACCTCATCCGCGTTAAATGGTGTTTGACCTTTTTTTGAATCCATATATGCAGCATAACACATAGCAAGTACCACCATTCCATCAATTTTCTCTTGACTTTTGGATTTATCAAACATTACAAGTCCGGTGTGATTCGTTTTGATTGTAATATTACCAGCCATCCACCTTAATATCGGATCACCACCGTGCCAAATCTGACCTTTTTCTATTAGTGCTTCTAGTTCTCGAATTGGCTCATTATAGGAAACAACCGTTTGCCTAAATTCACGCATCGGAACTCCTTCCGCGTAAAGTTCGGAAGCGAATTGAGTGCTTTGCCACGGATCATAATAAATCTTCTGTACCGAATAATTATCCATTGATTCGTTGATGTCGGTACGAACCGCATTGAAATCGGTTACATTTCCTTTGGTGAGATTAAGGTTTCCATCCTTTGCCCAATCTAAATAAGGCACTCCATCCTTTTTTGCCCTAAATTGCGCACCTTCTTCCGGGCAATAGTATTTCGCCTTAAATATGAAACTGTCGCGATCTGGTGTTGGGGGGAATAGGATTCCGAAACAAGTTAAATCCCATTTTGTGGACAAATCCACCGCAGCATAGCATTCACTTCCAATTAATTCGGATTCGGATACGGATTTATTGCCTTTCATCCATATTTTATCCGTAATCCAAGTTTTAGATTGTCTAACCCAGATATTTAAGTTCTTGGTTTTGAAATTAATCTCCGCAGATTGACCTTCGTTAATTGCCTTGGTGTATTCCGTTCGCAATCCTTCCCAACTCGGAGTTGTGCCTATTGATGGATTCGCTTTTTTCCAGGTTTCCTCCTTGTGCCAATCATCTTCCTTGTTTGCTGCAAATATTAAACCGAATGTGGAGATGTCATCCTTCTTTCCAGAAACGATGTCATTCACAACTTTTCTATACTGATGGCAAGGTCCATTTATATTAAATCCGGCAGTTGTAATAATGAATAATAATGGTTGTGTTCTATTTACCATTCCGGATGCAAGGTTGCGCAATATTGAATCGTCTTTGGCTTCGTGGTATTCGTCAATGATTGCAAAATGTGGTCGAACCCCATCCAATGTTTTCGAGTCTGCTGCAATCGGTTTAAATGTGGATTCGCCTTGCAAGTTTTTTAAACCACGAGTTGTAATCGAATCGTAAACCTTGCAAATACTTGCAAACTTCTTACTTTCTTGCATAAATTGAGTTGCCATAACTTTTCCGGCATTCCAACAAATCGTTGCTTGGTCGTATTTGTTTGCAGCTGAATAGCACTCTGCACCCATTTCTGGCATCCAATTACCTTCCATATCCCTCCATCCATCAAAAAACGCACCGATAACTCCAAGCGCACCGGCAAATTCCGATTTTCCATTTTTCTTACTTACTTCAACATAAGCCTTTCGCGTAACTCGGTAATTGTTGCGTTTGTATTTCCAACCGAATATCCAGCTCAACACAAATATCTGCCAAGGAAGTAATTGGAACGGTTTTCCGTAATACTCTCCGGATGTATGCCTTAACATTCTAAAAATGGTAATAATCCTTTGAACACCTTCCGCATCATAATATATATCCGGATTCTTTTCGAATTGCTCCCATCTCTTAACCGCAGCCAATTCCAAATCTCCACAAATCCTTTTGCCTTCTAAAACATCAGATATGTATTCGCGAACTTCCAATTATCCTGTATGGCTCTGATTCATAATTATATCGAACGGATCGGATACTTCTTCGGCTTGTTCATTTCGCATCTTGTCGCGAACGGCTGGAGTTAATCCGAGTTGTTTCAAAAATCCTTCAACGTGAGCCAAATGAGTTTTGTAAACGGTCAATTCCGGACTGACTTGCCTGGAACCATTTGGATACGTTTGGATTTGGTTTCCTTTCAATTCTGCATCGGCTTCCTCTAATAGCTGAATTGAACGAGCGCATCTGGTTACAATCACCGAATCCGCTTCGTTTAGTAATCCGCAGTATTCCAGGTCTTGGACCAATCTGTCAAAGTACCTTTGTTCTTGAATGTTTAGCTTCTTATATGGTTTCATAAGTTTCAATATTTTCTGAAAGTTGTGAAAGTCCCCTCTCGGTTAAAATTGGTGTGAGAAAAAAGGTACT